GTTGTCATTATTTTTTCGCTTTAGCCTTCTTGCCAATTGCATCATTTGGATTTAACCAACGCAATACAACGGGGGCAACTGCTGCCACGCCACCCATTGCAATTGCTTTCAAATCTCCACCTGCCATGAATACTGCAATGGCTGCTGCAAGATATGACCTGAGCCAACTTGCCAGCAATAACTTTGCATTTTCCATATTAGCCAACTTTCTCTAGTTTTAACTTTCCAATCAATTCAGCACATTTGGCTGGATTAAGTGAAACCTCAAAATGCATTTCATCAGGTCTGCGAAATGAACCGCCCCAGGTCAATCCATATTTTTTGCATAACGCCTGGATCAAAACTGATTGCATTGGTGAAAATGTTGCAGCGTGACCCAATGGATGTTTTGTTGCGTTCAAATCAATTGCAGTGCCGCTTGAATGATTGCTTAGTTTGTCAGTTGATCCGCGAACATGCCTGAAGCAATAACCCCAATCATCCAATTTGCCTTCATCAATTGGTTCAATTGCAGAATGGAATTCAGCTGCAAATGTGACCAATAGGGGAGCGACTGATTTTGCGCACCTGAGTTTGATCTTTGTGCCAGGCACGGCAAATGATCCGATCCCTATCTCTTTAGGATCAGCGGATGCAATCCATCCATTTTGACTGATTAACTGAGTAATAGTTTTGCCTCATCAGCACTTATACCCAGGCGATCAAGCAATGCAGATTTCGCAATTGCCTTTGCTTCGGATTCGGCTTTTTCGGTTGCTCGTAATGCTTGATCGGCTTCAAACTTTTCTAATTCAGCCTCATTCATTTCGCGTTCAATTATTTCACCTGTTGAAACATTATGTTCTTTTATTATTGGTTTAGACATTATTTTTGACCCCATAACTCGTAAGTGCCGCCACCCCATGTTGAAGGTGATTCTATTGCAACTGTAGAAATTGCTGCTGTTGTCGCAGGAAAACATGAATTAACAAATAAAAATGATGGTGTTGTGTTGCTACTTTTTGTGTAACTTATGCTTTGTGCTAGTGCAACATCTGCAGTTGTGTAATCTGGTAGAAAAATAACCGCGTGAGCATCAGAAGCGGTGCTTGATACATTTTGAGCGAAAGTGTGTTGTGTGTTTGTTTGGACTTGATAAGTTGCATTGTTGTTTCTTTGTTCAATACCCAAACATGTGGAATTAGTATTTAACCTAATAAGTGCATCATTTGCGCTAGCATTGTTTCTGTAATCTCTAACAAAAATAATAAGATTTTCATAACTTTGTGAGATTGATGTAAGCGTAACGGCAGTACCTGAGAGTGTTCCTGAAGCCAATAAAGTCATGCCACCGCCAGTGGCAGGAGCAGCCCATGTTGGAATGCCGCCCGCTACTGTTAAAACATCTCCAGTTGAGCCAATTGCCCTTCGCGCCAATGTGTTTGCAGCAGATGCATAAAGTGTGTCACCTGTTGTTGTAAGCGTTGATTGGGCAGATGCAGCCCATGCAGGAATTCCAGCAACAACTGACAAGCCTTGACCAGTTGATCCAATTCCTAATCTCACTGGTGTTGAGCCAGGGGATGAATAAATAACATCACCTGTTGTAGTCATTGGATTTGTCATACCTGCTGCATCAGCAGACCACACAAAATCCATGTCAGTATTTGATGCCTTCGCTAACACTTGACCAGTTGTGCCACCTAATAAATCACCCATTGATGTGGCAACCGCTTGACCAAAAACCTCAAAGTCAGCTGGTAAATCAGTCACCAAATCGGTGGCAGTAGGCATCTGCCAGCCAAATGGCGTTGTTGGATTACTCATTTGTTTTCTCCTTTTCTAAGCAACAATTGTTGCGTTTTCCCATGTGAGTGCAGGCAAAATTGTGTTCCACATTTCAACAATCGGCACATCATTCCAACGCATTGCATTGAGTGAATATGCCAATGGTGACAAAACTGGTGAGAATGAAACCTGGTTATATGCTGCCTTTATAGTCCAGCCTTCAACAAATCCCTGAAATGATCCTGAACTCATATTCAATGGCAGATCAGCAATTGACACTGGCATCCCCATGAATATGTTGATCAATGCATCCCGATCTGCATCAGACATCTCAGGGTTGGTTAATTCATAAGTAATTGAGTTAAACATTGGTTGCGGGTAGGCACGGATTGCCAGGTAAAAATCAGCCTGATCAGTTGCATCCGCTGAATCAAATATTGTTGTGGTAAATATCTGCGCCAAATCTCCATAGATTGCAATTGATGCAGGATCAGTTGCGCTGACCTCACTAGCTGATAATGATCCATATTTGATCGTGATGTTATTTCGCACATCACCAGCGCGGGTCTGAATCTTTAATGAGTTAGCCAGGGCTTCATTGGCAGTTAAATCAACATAACCATTTGCAGCCAGGTAGTTGGTGCGGTGTGTTGAATCAGCGTAGGAGATTTGACCCTGAGCATTTTCAAACAAATAACCCAGCCCAGAATTTGCTAATGCTGAAACCAATGAATAAACATCAGTGCGGCTTGATGATCTTTGTGCTAATTCATAATTGCCTGGTTGATCAATTTCACCCACGCCATTGTTTAACGCATCAGCCCATGTTGTCGCAGGGTTAAATGCTGCCCAGGTTTCTGCCCCTGGCACTTGTTGCCATTGAGTAAATAAAACCGCGCTTAAAATTGTATAAATTTGATCGCCATCAAAATCCTGTGCCAACACACCATTGGTCAAAACTTTTGGCAACCTGGCAAGCGCACCCAGGGCAATAATTGTAATTGTTTGAGCATAGGCAATTCCACCTGCATCACTGACTGACACCGCTACATCAACAATTGACCCGCCAAATATCGGCACAAATGCAGCTGTGGAATCCTGTATTTCAACTGTAATTGCCTGATTTATTTCTGCCAGGATTGGAGATTGATCCAGGTTAATCAATTGTAAATTTATGTAACCAGCCTGTGCCTGTTCATAGATATTGGTTCGCCCTGATGTAATGGTGAGATTGGATAGAATTGCATTGGTGTAATCAACGCCATTGATTTTGATTTGCCAAACTGGATTCCATACACTCATCAGTCACCCCTGATGAAATTGTTTGCACCGCCTGTGCCGCGATAATTTGAATTGTTCATAACATCCACAATTGTGCGGGCGGTGGCTTCGGGATCACCTGCAACGCCAATGTTTACTGTAACTGATGCAGATTCCCTGCCCCTAACATCAGCAGTGCCTAATGAATTAAACGCTGATCCAATTGTGGGCATAACCAAAACTGATGATGGCAATGAAACGCCTTTGCCAGCCCCAGTGCTGACACTTGACCCACCGCCTGGAATTGATGGCACTGATGTTGATGTTGATGCGCCTGTTGATGTTGATGATTGCCCTGTTTGATAACCGCCATTTACCTGATTTGATCCATAAACTTTGCCAATTGTGCCAATGTCAGCACCTGGTTTGATTAAATTGATTCCCCTGATAACTGTGTTAATTGCATCAATGATAAAATTGATGATTGGTGTTACTGCCCCCAGGATTGTGCCAAATGCGCTGATGATGGCTGATGCAGCCTTTGCGCCCACATCCACTAGGAATCCAAACACTGTCTTTAATACTGGCAACACATAAGTTTGCATTAAGTCAATAAATTCTTGAAAATTCTCTTTGTTGTTATCAATTGACTTTTTCACAACATCCCATGCATCTTTAAATTTGTTAATTATCGGCACACCATATTCAAACAAATATCCAATCAGGCGTTCAATTATTGGCAACAACCGCGCACCAACGGCTTCTTTGCCCTCATCAAATGCTTGCTTCAAACGATCAATACGCCCCTGGAATGTCTCTGCGTTTCTTGATGCAGCCCCACCATAAAGGTTTGATAATGCTTTTTGCGTTTCTGTAAAATCCATTGCTTTTAAATCAGCTGCGGATAATCCAATGCCTAGCCGCGCCAGTTTTGTATCCTGCCCCTCATAGGCTTTTGCCAGGGCTTCGGTGACTGTCGCCAAATCTTTTCCAGTGCCTTTTGAAACATCAATTGCCAGGTTTAAAATATCCTGGGATTTGCTCACATCTTTTGTGCTAACCGCTAGGCGTTGCATTGATGCTCTTAAATCTGTATCACTCACACCAGTTGCCAATTGCATCTTTGAAATATAAGCCTCAGTTGCCTTGATTTGGGCATCAGTTGCACCTGTGGCAGTCTTTAACGCACTAGCCAAACGCAACTGTGCTGCCTCATCCTCAATGGCTGATTTGACCCCATCAACGCCAATTTTGATTGCATAGGCGGCTGCCGCTGCGGCTGCCAGGGCAAATGCTGCGCCAATCTTTTTGCCAACCGCGCCCATTTTGTCGCCAAATGTTTCAACATCTTTGTTGGCTGATTTCAGGCTGTCAGTGAGTTGTTTGGTTTCTGCCAGGATGGAGAGTTTAAGGGTGCGCGAACCTGTGGCTGCCC